CTACGGGCGCAACGGGCATATGACGGTCTGAGTGTTGCTGGCCCGTCAGGTGCATACGAGTATTTTGCACGCAGCGCCAGCGGTCTGGTACGCGATGCGCGGGCCATCAGCCCGTCTCCGGCCAACGTGACGGTTTCCATCCTGTCCACTGAGGGCGACGGCACAGCAACGGAGGTGTTGCTTAATACCGTTCGCGCCGTTCTGAATGCAGAGGATACCCGCCCGGTGGCCGACCGCCTGACCGTACAGAGTGCCAGAATCGTGACATGGCGGCTGAATGCAAAACTGTACTTTTACCCCGGCCCGGAATCCGAACCTATTCTGGCCGCGGCGGAATCGTCGTTCAGGAAGTGGCTGTCTGAGCAGGGGCTTATCGGTCAGGACGTGGCGTTGTCAGCCATTGCTGCCGCATTGCATGTGCACGGTGTGCAACGCGTGGAGATAATCGAACCCACACAAAATATGGCCATCAGCGACATACAGGCGGCGCGCTGTGAGTCATTCACCATCAGCGAAGGTGGGCGTAATGAGTAATTCACTGTTACCGCCATCAGCCAGCAATTTCATGCGTTGTGCCGAAGCTGTCGGAACGCGCATTACAGACATTCCGGTAGACCTCAACACGCTGTGGTCGCCGGACACCTGCCCGGTGCATCTGCTGCCTTATCTCGCCTGGGCATTTTCCGTTGACCGCTGGGATCGCAACTGGCAGGAAGAGACAAAGCGACAGGTGATTCGTGATGCATGGCTGATACACCGACACAAAGGGACCATCAGCGCACTGCGCCGGGCCATTGAGCCGCTGGGATACCTCATTCGTGTGTCTGAGTGGTGGGAGTTCGGCGGAGAACCGGGAACATTTACCGTTGAAGTCGGCACGCTGGACAGTGGCGTGACGGAGGAAATGTATCTGGAAATGGAGCGGTTGATTGCTGATGCCCGCCCGGTCAGCCGCCACATGACAGGGCTGAATATCATTCAGGAGATCCCGGGGGATATTTTCGCGGCGGCAGCAACTTACGACGGTGAAGTCATTACCATTTATCCGGACGATTAAGCATGAGTACCACAACACGAAAATTTAAAACCATTATCACTGATACTGGTGCCAAAAAATTAGCTCAGGCAGCCGCGCCAGATGGTAATCCTGTCCGCCTGACTCACATGGCCGTGGGCGACGGTGGCGGCACGTTGCCCACACCAGACAGTAAGCAGACCCGTCTGGTGCATGAGGTGTGGCGACATACTGTTAATCGCGTCATCCTGGACGCAACACATCAGAACCGCATTATTGCGGAGCTGGTTATTCCTCCTGAAACGGGCGGATTCTGGATCCGGGAAATTGGTGTATTTGATGAGCACGGCGATTTAATCGCGGTGGGCAATACTGCCGAAAGTTACAAACCAACCGTTGCCGAGGGGTCCGGACGTGCACAAACATTTCGCACCATTCTGACCGTATCCAGCACTGCCACCGTGGCGCTTACCGTGGATAACACCATGGTGATGGCCACAGTGGATTACGTGAATGACAAACTGAAAGAACATGAACAGTCACGACGTCACCCGGACGCCTCGCTGACCGCAAAAGGCTTTGTTCAACTCAGTAGCGCCACTAACAGCACGTCTGAAGCACTGGCCGCAACGCCGAAAGCGGTCAAGACAGCCTATGACCTTGCTAACGGGAAATATACCGCACAGGACGCCACGACGGCACGAAAAGGAATAGTCCAGCTCAGTAGCGTCACTAACAGTGATTCTGAAACGCTTGCCGCGACTCCGAAAGCGGTGAAAGCCGCTAATGACAATGCAAACGGGCGTGTGCCCTCTGGACGTAAGGTTAATGGCAAATCACTAGCCAATGATGTCAATGTTACATCGCAGGATATTTTTAACGACCAGAGTATTGAGATTGGTGCAAATCAGAATCTGGATAATTACAAAACACCGGGGCTGTACCATCAGCCATTGAATGCCAATACAAGCGCAGCGCTGAAATACCCGGAGAATTTTGCGGGTACACTGGTTGTGCTTAAAAATGCCGGGATAACACAGATTTACTATGTGTATGACACATCCAGAAGCTATACCCGCAGCCAGTACTCAACGGGTGACTGGACACCATGGACGCCACAAGATTCATTTCCGGTAGGTGCGGCGATACCGTGGCCTTCTGATTCAGTGCCTACAGGCTATACCGTTATGCAGGGGCAGACTTTTGATAAAACAGTCTACCCCCTGCTTGCAGTCGCTTATCCGTCTGGTGTGATCCCTGATATGCGTGGCTGGACGATTAAGGGCAAACCCGCCAGTGGTCGGGCCGTATTATCTCAGGAACAGGACGGCATTAAATCACACTCCCACAGTGCCAGCGCGTCCAGTACGGACTTGGGGACAAAAACCACATCATCATTTGACTACGGCACCAAGACGTCCAGTTCATTTAACCATGGCACTAAAACCACGAATAGCGCCGGGGATCATTCACACAATATTCCTGTTGGCAACACTGGCGCTGGTAATGGTGTTTCGGCTGGTTATAACTCAGGGCTTGGCACTGGAAAAACAAGTAACGCAGGGGGGCACTCTCACACAGTAAATATTGGCGCACACACTCATACGGTAGGAATTGGCGCACACACACACTCCGTTGCGATAGGTTCACACGGGCATACCATCACCGTTAACGCTACGGGTAACGCAGAAAACACCGTAAAAAACATCGCATTTAACTATATTGTGAGGCTTGCATGATTACGCTCATTCTTTCTGCACCAGTAACAGAAATGGCTGAAGCATTTAAGCAGGTATTTGCAAATGCAGATAGTGTGAATATTGTCGGAAAGCCATTTGAAACAATCAGAGAATTTGACTGCATGGTAAGTGCGGCAAATAGTTTCGGCTTGATGGATGGTGGCGTTGATGCCGCCATTACCGCATTCTTCGGTACTCAGTTACAGTCCCGCGTTCAGAATCATATTCTTCGTGAATATCTCGGCGAACAGCCTGTAGGTTCTGCATTTGTCATTGAAACGGGGCATAATCATCACCCCTGGCTGGTACATGCGCCAACAATGCGTGTTCCGTTGACAATTGACGGAACAGACGCTGTATATAACGCAACCTGGGCCGCTCTGCTTGCCATCTTTCAGCACAATAAAAACGCAACGACAGACATGAAAATAAAAACAGTGGTATTCCCTGCAATGGGGGCCGGATGTGGTCAGGTGCCGTTTGAAAGTGTTGCCCGACAGATGAAGCAGGCATGGGATAACTTTAATAAAAAAACAGAATCAATTAACTGGGAATACGCACAATCTCGCCAGTCGGCAGTATTTGGCACATATGCATACTGTCCGGGTAATTCCGTTTGCCGTTATGCGGATACTAAATATATTGGATGCGGCGATTATCGGACGTGTTGCTCTCGTTCCGGGCAACTCTGTATTAACCCTGAACATCAGGCTGATGATGTACTGATACAACATCAGGCTAATAACCGTTTTCGCCCTGGTTCGCATATACACCGGATTAATCCAGAAAATCCCGTAGGTAATGTCACCTCTGGCGCACATAGCCACGGAAGTAGCATCGTTATTGGTACTCCTACCCATACGCTCAATAAACAATATTCTGTCTCTGATATTAAGTAGAGGTGAACATGGATTTCAGAATGAGTGAACAATCACGGACCATAAAAATTTATAACCTGCTGGCCGGAACTAATGAATTTATTGGGGAAGGTGATGCATACATTCCACCTCATACAGGTCTGCCTGCAAACAGTACCGATATTGCACCACCAGATATTCCGGCAGGCTTCGTGGCTGTTTTCAACAGTGATGAGGCATCGTGGCATCTCGTTGAAGACCATCGGGGTAAAACGGTTTATGACGTGGCATCAGGGGACGCGTTATTTATTTCTGAACTCGGTCCGTTACCGGAAAATGTTACCTGGTTGTCGCCGGATGGAGAGTGTCAGAAGTGGAACGGCACATCCTGGGTGAAAGATGCAGAAGCAGAAAAACTGTTTCGGGTACGGGAGGCAGAAGAAACAAAAAACAGCCTGATGCAGGTAGCCAGTGAGCATATTGCGCCACTTCAGGATGCCGTAGATTTGGATATTGCGACGGAGGAAGAGGCATCGTTACTGGCTGCATGGAAGACATATAGGGTATTGTTGAATCGTGTTGATACAACAGTAGCAGCGGATGTTGAGTGGCCAGTCGCCCCGCAATAAAAAGAAAAAGCCATCGACAGAAATATCGATGGCTTTATGTACTCTATTTATACAATACAACACCACTCTTTTTAGTTATATATGTGCAGTTTGATGGTATATCTTTATTTATAAAAGACATTGCACCTATTTTTACATTATCCCCAATTTTACGTGACAATCCAATGATGCAACAATTAGCTCCGATATCAACGTTACTACCAATTTTCACTCTTGAACCAGGCATGTCACCATCTATCTGTCCAATGGTAGTATTCTGTCGTAATACCAGATTTTCACCCGCATCAACAGCAAAATGAACAACAATTCCAGCATGATGGGGAATTGTTAACCCTTTTCCAATATTTGCTCCCAATCCTATTTCACAACCAAATTTGTTAATTATTTTACTGTTTAACTTTTTGGCTGCTTTCTTATGTAATTTATTACCATTAATATACATTTCGTTAGCCAACCGCCACCAGAAAAGGAAATTCCGGTTACGCTGCTTTTTCTCTCTTAAAAGCCTCCAGATATCCATACGTTTCCGCCGAATTACTTCATGTTTCCAGAAGTTTTTTAAATTAGTAGAGTTCCCAAATAAAACAAAGTGAATTGCCATTAAGTAAGACAGCACGAAAATCTCCTTAATTATTATTTCAGACCACACATGTTATAAGGTTAAGAGATTATAAAATCCTGTTATTTGTTATTCAAAAACAATTTTCTGAGAAGGACATACAACAGCAAGTCGCCAGTCACCTTCATCAGGAAATTGGCGACATACGTTAAATCAGAGCAGCCCCTTAACTGAGCTGGCCGCACTATTAAGGGATGATGTCACCTTATCTTTGAAGCCGGACAACATATCGCTGAACGATGAGGATTGCAGGCGCTCCCGCAAATCCTCATCACAGCGTTCAAGAGTCAGTGAAAATTCTATCTTTTTCGCCTTACCGTAGCGATCAAACTCGGAACGGGTCGTATTCGTTCCGGTCAGGACATACATGCCGTAAATCTGCCCGACGCCATCAATCAGAGGCCAGGGTCGCCCTGTATACGCCTGCGTGGTCAGCAGCGACAGCGACACTTCACCACCTGTAATTTCAGGATAAAGCACACCAGAAAGAACGATGCGATCATCACCTGCACCGATATACTGCCAGCTTGCTGAACGGTTAACGCGTTCATTTTTCACATGCCGCCAGCTTTTGTTTTGCTGTAACTGCTGATGCGGCAACGTGCGCAGCTCAAAAACAAACATGCCGTAGATCATCATCATGGCCATGACTCCTCAATCTTTATCGTAAAAACTGCCACGCCCGGCACGGGCGCGCCGTTCCATTTCTGCCCTGACCATTTCACCGACCAGTTTCGCCAGTTCGTGGGGATTCTGCGTAACAACGTTATGCAGATGAACATGAATTTCACCACCAAATCCGGAGGCAACAGGCTCCCGGTTACGGGAAGTTGCAGGCACTGATGCTACTGGTGATCGTATGGCCTCCGCCACCGGGCGGGTGCTGGCCGCAACAACAGGGACCAGCGCCGGAGGCAGCGGAGCCGGAACCACGGGGGTGATATTAATTGCGGGGGCAGGCTTACTGACCTGCGCAATCTTCCGCTCCTGCCACTCCCCACGAACAGCAAGTGCGCGGGGCAGGTTCTTAAAGACAATATCGCCGGGGCCAATGCGTTTTTTCGTCTCATCAACCAGCTTACCTGTGTTATCAGCAATTTTGCTTAGTCTGCGCAGCGTACCGGTATTGCTGTCTGTGAGCGGTTTGTTGTCTTTGGGTTTATCACCTCCGGTGCCATTGCCATTTTCCACAGGCTTCGGCGGATTGATTTTCGCCAGGTCCCCCTGAAGCAAGGCAACCTTGTCCTGAAGAATGGCAGCACGCTGTGCGTCTTCGATTTTCTTGCGCGCCCTTTCCGCTTCATCCGGAAGCACACCGAGCTTTTCAAGTATCCACGCCAGCGTATCCAGCAACATTTTTGCAGGTGTCAGAACAAGTTGTAACGCACCGCCAAGAACGTTACCGAATATCTCGCCAGCACTGGTACATTTATCCAGCGTTTCCTTGCTGGACTCCATCGGTGACAGCAGCGATTTAAACCAGTTAAACACCTGGCTGATCCCACTCCCGATTGCGTCAAAAACAGGACCAAACCGTTCAAAGGTTTCGCGCAACGGGGTCAGCCTTTCCATAATCCCGCTGAACACCCCGGCAAAAAATGCCCTGATGGGATCCCAGTATTTCCAGATAAGAACGGCAGCTCCGGCAAGCGCAGCCACGATAAGACCAACCGGACTGAACAACGCCCCGATAGCGCCTCCCAGTAAAGAAACGGAACCCGTCACCATTCCCCATAGTGCTGGCAGAACCCTGACAGCATTCATTGATCCGGTCAGGAGGGAAAAACCAAGACGCAGTTTTGCCAGCGGGCCAGCAAGCACACCAATAGCCAGCGACAACGAGCCAACCGTTGCAGTCATTGCCAGCAGTGCACTGCCTGCAATCAGTAGCTGGCGCGTCAGTGCGGGATGGGCCTGCGCCAGCGCCGTCACCTTTGATACCACACGCGTGAGCCACTGCGTGACAGAACGCAGCGGACCGTCAATCAGATCTGCAATGCGGATGCGCAACCCTTCCCATGCACTGCTGAGTGATTTCAGATCGCCGTCAAGGTTGTTGGCCATAACCTTTGCCGTGCGTTCAGCCTCACCGCGCGCGCCTTCAAGTTCTTTTCTCAGTTTGGGTAAGGAGCCGTCACCTGCCGCATCAACGAGGGCCATAAATGATGTGAAAGCCTCTTCTCCGGCAATGTCCTCAAAGAACGATACCCGGTCAACTTCCCCGTATTTGCGGGTAGCTTTATAAAGGTCAGCCAGCACATCCTCCATCGGGCGCATTTTGCCCCCGGCATCCGAGACAGACACGCCAAGCTCTTTCAGCGCCTCTGCTGCCGCCTTTGGCGGTGATGCCAGACGAGCCAGGCTGGCACGCATTGCCGTCCCGGCATCACTCCCTCTGATACCCATATTCGCCAGCACGCCCGCCATCGCTGCGGCCTGCTCCAGCGATATTCCCAGCTTACCCGCCACCGGACCTGCATATTTCATGGTTTCGCCCAGCGCGCGAAGGTCAGTGTTAGTACGGGTAAACGCTGCTGTAAGCGTGTCACCGACCCGGTCCATCTGGTCAGCGGAGAGGCCGAACTGCGTCAGGATATTTGAGCCAATATCCGCCGTCTCGCCAAGGTCCATACCGCCAGCCGTTGCCATGCTCAGCACGCCCGGAAGCGCAGCCTGAATGGCCTGCGGTGTGAAGCCAGCCATTGCAAGAAATGCCTGCCCACTGGCGGCATCGCCTGCGGTGAACTGCGTTTCAGAGCCAAGTTTTAACGCCTGCTCACGCAGCGCCTTAAACTGCGGGCTGTTTTTGTCGATTCGCGTCAGTGCCTGAACGCGGGACATCTCTTTCCCGAACCCGATCGCAGGCTGCAAAAAACGCCCGACAGCATAGCCGCCCGCCGCTGCCGCACCAATTGCCAGCGCACCACCTGTTTTCAGTTTTCCCGCTGTTTCCTGCGCGCTCGAATACCGCTCACGCGCCCGCGTTACACGCGCAAGCGCCTGCCGTTCGCGTTCAAGCTGGTTGTTGTATTGTTCGGTGCGTCTGATGGCCTGCTGGATGGTGTTATCGCTGCCTGTCAGGGAAATGCCGTGGCGTTTCAGCTCTCCGCCAAGCTCCCGCATTTTCTGAATTTCCCGTGCGCGCGATTCATTCAGGCGTTCAAGCCGGGTGCTTAACTGCTGCATCAGCTTTTGTTGTTTTTCGCTGAGCACTGTACCCGTGCGTTGTAACTGATTAAGGGCGTTAAGCTGGCGTCGTGCTTTCAATATGCCAGCATCCGCTTTACTGACAGCGTCACGGGCGCGCTCAAATGATCGCGCCTGACGCTCGAGATTTTTGATCGCCCCCTGCGTTCGCTGGATGGAGTCACCAAACTGCCCCATCAGGCGGCGGGCGTTTTCGGCAGGACGGGTCAGCCTGTCAACGGCGCTGAAAGCGACCCGGATATCAAGAGTCTTCATTGTCTGCATTCCCGCTGCGAAGTGCCGCCCGCTCACGCCAGCTAACCACTTCGCCGGGCGTCATCATGAAGATTTCGGCGGGCGACCAGTTAAAAATGGCGGCAATATCCGCCACAAAGTCTTCTATGTGCTCAAAGCACACAACCGTGATCAGGCTTCCGTCGCCTGTTCGTTCTTCCCGCCAGAGTCCGCACCGCTCAAAAAATTTACGGCAACCACACATAACTGAATAAAGTCACGGGATGCCATTTTTTTGATCGTCACTTCATCCAGTCGCGGTGATGTCACGCGTGACAGCAGCGTAAACATGGATTCCGCTTTCAAATTCAGCACATCAGACAGCGACAAATCTCGCAGAGATCCAGCCTGCTCAATAGCCCCGGTGATCTCCACATACGTGATTTTTTCGCCGCCTCGCTCAATTGGTTGGGTAAGTTTTACGCCACGCTCACTGGTTTCTTTCACAGTGTCAGTAACTACCGTGTTTTCGGTATCGATGTTTTTCGTCTCTTTCATCAGGGAACTCCTTTCAGTCAGGGGCGACGCACTGCGCCGCCTGCATATTACTTATCAGCCAAGCCCGAGCGCGGAACGGATGCGATCGGGCACAATGTCCTTGCCGTCCTTCCGGTAAATGAAGTTCAGCAGGTCAATCTCCCACAACGGGCGATCGTTAACGCTCAGCTTGTAGTAGGTGTTTTTAATGGCGTAAGTGTGTGATGTGGCTTCGCCCTGTTTGGCTTCCCCCATATCAATTTCCGTCACGCGTCCGCGCATTTCGACTTCATACAGGTCGCTTTCTGCATCGGTGTAGTATTCACCCGCAAAACGCAGCAGCGTGCCGTCAATCGTGCCGCCATACTTAAGGAACAGCTCACGAACTGCGCCCCCCATGACAAAGCTCGCATCAAGCGCGGAGTCGTCCAGACCGAGATCAATACTTACCGCCCCCATCATGCCACCACCCCGGTAGCTGTCGGTTTTGCGCGTCAGCTTAGGCAGAGTGACGGACGTCACCTTACCCACTTCGTTTTCACCATCCACAAACAGCGTAAAAAAGCGAAGATGTTTTGGCACAGCCATCAGGCACCTCCCAGCACCGCAAATGCGGGTTCAAAGTATTCATCAGTAAACGTCTGGTAAAGCTCCATGTCTTCCAGTGGCGGAACGGGCGTATATTTGTAGCGAATACGCACACGCCCCTGACGTAAATCCGTGGTGCTGTTATCCACCACGTCATACCAGCACTCCGCGCCAATCAGCTTCCCGGCAGTAACCAGTGAATCCAGTTTTGCCCTGATGGCACTGATAACATCCTTCACGTTCGCGGGTGTTAATGGACTGTCGATGGTTTCAAACTGCGCTTCCGCAATTGAATCAGCCAGCACCTGTGCGGTTCGGGTATACACCTCAAAGATGTAGGCGTTCGTTTCCGGTGTGCGGTTGCCCCAGAAGCGGAACCCGTTGCGACGAATAATGGTCGTGATTTCTTTGTTGTTGAGGCTGTTGGCATCGCTGTCTTCGGCCTGCAACGACCAGAACACATGCCTCGACATCCCCAGCACATTTTTAACCGGAACGTTGGACAGTGATTTGTGCCATCCCTGCTCATGGTCAATGTACGCACGAAGGCCGCACGCATAGGCAGGCGCGGGGAACGTTTCGTTTTTGCCACTTTTCGGGTTGTAGGCGATGAAGTCCGGCCATAAGAGCATCACCTCACGTTCGTTGAATTTCTGGCGGTAGGTAATCGCCTCAGCCATCGTGTTACAGCCGTGACATGAGGCATACACAAACGCGCGCAGTTTACCTGCAATCACGCACAGGGATTTTGTTACAGCCTCCGTGTCCAGCTCCGGCGCGGCCAGAATACGCGGACGGTATCCGATGCTTTCATCCTGCTCTGCAACAAGCAGCGCATACATCCCCGTATAGCTGCCGTCATCCTCAGAACCACCGATAACCAGTTGATCCTGCGTCTTTCCGTCTTCTTCTTTGTGTTCAGCCACGCGAACGACGATCACCTTTGTGCTCACCTGGTCTGCGATGGCCTTAAGCGCACGATAAAGCGTCCCCGTTGTCCCGCATTTTCCCAGCACGTCATTGACGCGGGTCAGCAGTGTGGGCTTGTTCAGCGGGAACAGCTTCGCGTCCGCATCATCCGCCGTTGCCACGATACCGATAACGCTGGAATCAACATCGTTAATCGCTGTTACCAGGTCGGTATTTTCCGTAACACGGGCACCATGAAAACGAGTTTCACTCATAGCTTCAGCCCCTTGTATCCGTTAAATGATTCGGCAACAATCATCACCCACCACGCGCGTAATCTCACCCCTGCGCCGTTCTCCCGATTCGGCGACAACAAAAAGCAGTAACCCCTTCCGCACGCACATGCGACCATGCCGCACAGGGAGGGAACAGATGACTGATACCACCATGCAATTGCTCAGTCAGGGCACAGACCCCGTGAAAATGCCGGATTTTGATATTCTCGCGGAGGGTAAAACGCTGTCCGGCGTGGCAGAGCGCCTGATGAACCTGTCACTGACCGACAACCGGGGATTTGAAGCAGACCAGCTCACCATCACGCTGGATGATGCGGATGGTCAGTTGCAGCTACCGCCACGGGGCGCGCGCCTGACGGTTCTCATTGGCTGGAAAGGAGAACCGCTGACAGAAAAAGGCACTTACATCGTTGATGAAATCGCTCACGAGGGACCGCCGGACAGACTGACTGTTTCAGCCAGAAGCGCAGATTTTCGGGATGAATTTAACGTTAAACGTGAGGTGTCATGGCATGATGTGACCGTTGAGCGTGTGGTATCCGCCATCGCTCATCGGTACGGCCTGAAACCGCAAATCAGCGAAATGCTGATGGATATCGAAATCGACCACGCCGACCAGACCGAAGAAAGCGACATGTCCTTCCTTACGCGCATGGCGGAAATGCTGGGCGCAATCACCACAGTAAAAAGCGGTAATCTGTTATTCATCATGCCAGGCGGTGGCGTGAACGCACAGGGCCAGCCGTTGCCATCGTTCGCCATCACTCGCAGCAGTGGCGATCGCCATCAGTTCCGCATTGCTGACCGCGAAGCGTATACGGGGGTACGCGCTTACTGGCTTGATCTTAATTACGGGAAAAAGAAAAAAGTCAGCGTGAAACGCCGCAAACCGAAAAAAGAGAAAAGCAGCAGCCGTGAAGGTGACTATATGGAAGGTTCGGAAGGCAACGTGTTTGTGTTACGCAAAACTTATCAGAACGAACAGGCAGCAAGACGCGCAGCGGCGGCAAAGTGGCAGCAGCTACAACGCAGAGCCGCATCATTCTCCATCACACTGGCACGTGGACGCGCAGAACTCTACCCCGAAATGCATGGCACGGTGACAGGCTTCAAAAGTGACATCGACAATCAGGACTGGATTATTGCAAAAGCCGAGCACACCATTGATAACAGCGGCTTTACCACGCAGCTTGAGCTTGAGGCAAAAATCCCAGAGTGGATAGCAGAAACAGAGCGAGCAACATAGATACATTAGTTCATGCATAAGCTGGCCAGCTTACTACAAAAAGCTAGAATAAATTTGGCAATCCGCACAAATTAACAGGAGGCAGCTCAGGCCTCCGTGGTTGAATTATTGTTTAATGGCGTTTTCTATCCATGTCGCCAAATTGTTCTTGATATCGCTATAAGCGTCGTTAAAGTTAGGTTCATATACGAGTGGTTTAATTACTCGATCGCCTCGCTTAAATGTAAATTGGTCGAAAGGATTCGGTCCTTTTGTCCCATAGCCGTTACGAGGGCATTTCAGTCGATGAATATAAATACCCACCACAGCCTTACCCTCTTTCCAGGCTCTTTCGATCTCATACTTGACCCATGGGCGATTAGCCGTTTGACTCCCGATCAGTACTACTAAGCAGGATTTGCCATTTAAGCTCTGATTAATCCAATTCTTCACGCCCTGCTCAGTTCGTTTAATTTGTTCCCAAGTATTTGGGCTAACCGGTTCATCCCCCTCCAGCACTCCCATGTTACGAATCTGCTGTACCCGCATAACATCGTTATCAAAGTGAAAGCTGTAAAATACCTTACGTTTCATATCTAACCTCCTAGTTTCTTTAAAATTTCTAAAACTTTCATTTCGATATTTGCCCGATTAGCAGAGAGATCTGCAAGCTGAGCAACTTCCTTTTCCAACCAAGGGTACCGGACAAAATGTTTACTTGGATCCGTCAGCATCTCGTCAGCTAGTTCCTTGGCCATATAACCAGTGACGCCAAGTGGAAGCACGACAACCCCTGTTTCCTGAGCAATTTGAAACTCCCTTCGGACCCCATCAGCATTAACGATTCGACCATCATGGAGTTTATTCCCAAAAAGGAATATAGCGATTCCAGAAAGACCAATCATACGCTGCCGATATTCGTCCCATAGCTCGCTCAGGGCTTTATCGTTTGATGAGTGTTGAGGGAATGGCCGCATGATAAGTTGCTCTTCTGAGTACTTATCAGGCTTAGAATAAATGGCTTCAAGAGCTCCGTTGATGACCGCACTACCAATACCCCATCCAAACCCATTGACAACTCGATAGCCATTCTTCACCAAAGATGACGAAAGTATGTGTACAAAGTTTAGTGCTTCCTGTTTGTCCCAAGCGCCATACTCTTCTGCACTACCAGATATAAATATGGTCTTCTTGAGGAAGCGACTCTCAATCTCTTTCAATATAAGTGGAATATCATCGTACTCGTTTACTAATACAGCCTGAATGCCAAAACGGAGCAAATCGCGAATATGATGTTCTTGCCTACGCTGCCTATACATAGCGCCAGCTTCATCTTCATTTCCTTGCGGCAGAGAGGGTTCCTTACGAAGAAAGCAGTAGTGTCTACGACGATGCTTCTCCGGAACATGCAATCGGCTCAATATGTAATCAAGATTAGGATCAGTAAAACTGAAGCCAATAAATAAGAATGTCTTAGAAATCAAATCTCCACTCAATGCTGTAACAAACCCCTCATGGGTCTTGTAGTACTGCTCATACTGAGCTTTATAAAGTATGGCGTCACCTGGCGAGCTAACATCACCATGCATTTTGTAAACAACAGCATCTCGTTTAGGACGAGTGGAAATAAGATCATCGGTTCTGCGTTTAATATCTGCGACACGGTAGTTTTCTTTGAGACTATCTTCAATCAAAGTGTCATAGTTGGTTGTCCAATAAGTTCTAATGGGTAGTCTAGCAAGGATTTTATGGGCTTCGGAAGGTTCCGCTTGCTCCGAGAATTCCTCTAGGATTTTTCTAGCTAAACCAGTTGAGCTGTTGTTCTTGTTGACATGGTATTGTGCAACCGAAATTAAGTCGTGCTCTAGCTCAACAGAAAGGCCTAATTCTTCAGCAATTTCACGCAGCAGTTCACTCCAATTAACGAAGCCGCTGGTTCTAGATAGGCCCGCACCAGCAAAAACGGCGGCAACCCCTTCTTCGAGATCCTTCACATAAGTCCTGATAAAAGCTTCAACTTCAGCCGAAAACTGAACACTCATATTTTTAGACAATCCGGTCAAAAGATAGACATAAACTTCTTACCACAAACTAACCTTTGTAGTTCTATACACCGCTTTTACGCTGTGCTTTAGTATCCAAATGGATTCATTACTACTGGGGTCAGTACCTATTGAGTAAGTAGGTAGAAAGCCATTACTAGCTCCAATACTCGCTAAGTATATGAGGCAATTAGGTGGTATTTTCAAGTTCACCGAGCCTGATACAGGGCCATAGGAATAAATAGTCACATTTTCGTAGCTCTTTTCCACTATTGGTAGTTAAATAATTACTTTCACTTTATCGCTCAAAGCGTACTCTCAGGTTTATTGCTTTTTAGTTACATAAACCGTCAGTTAGAGTTTGTACCTGTACAACCTAGAATAACGGTAGCAACACGTTTGGGGAGGTCGCAATGTTCCGTTGTCCACTTTGTGGTGCATCTGCCCGTATCCGCACCAGTCGTCCGGAAAATGATTCAAACACTGTACGACAAAAGTATTACCAGTGTAATAACTTAGAATGCGGCGTATGCTTCTCAACACTGGAAGCTTTTCATAAGTTCACATCAAAACACACCTCCTGCGTTCACTCTTCAGGGGATATTCCGTGGCATGAGCTGCCAGCTTCACACAAGGGAAACAATCAGATGAGTTTGCCTTTACCTCAGAATTAACAAGCAGAATTGCCGGAGTAGCAAAAAAGCGATAGATTACGCGCGGGTGCCTTTCGGCTGATGGTCGGAGGGAATACCCGAAGGCCAGATGTGGAAAGGCCCCGGAAAAACATCTCTGTTTAACCGAGGCCCTAACCGCATTACCTTGACAAGTGAAAGGTTAGCGCCTCTCCGGAAAAGGAGCAAGTGCTATGTCGCAAAAATCGCTTACGGCCATCACGTTCTGCGTGACGGCAATCCTCATCATCTGGATGCTGCACGGTTCGCTGTGCGAAATACGGATGAGCTTCTGGGGAGCGGAGTTTGCGGCGTTCTTACAGTGTAAGCAGTAAGGAAACCGCGACGGGGGAGCAATCCCCCGTCAATCGGTTGCCAAGGTAAGGTCGATAAGGCACCCTATCTCATAGAGATGAATAACAAACCCGCAGCGTAAAAACTGCGGGGTTTCTTTTTGGAACTCTCACTAGCTAGTGTACCGTTAGCGGCACATAATGCTCGCACAACAAACCAGTTAAAAGAGATTACTCAGCATTCTCCTGCTTCCATTGCCGGATCATTTCATCGGTAACATCACTCTCATAACATACCACGTCATACCCTCCAGTACGGCTATATGCACTGCGTCCACCACATCTACTACCATTCCTTGCATGATTATAAGGACACGCACAATTGCCTGGATAAGATTCAATGGATTCTTTAATTATTTCTTTCTTGATCTGAGCATCTGACTTTCCTTTTGCTGCATACCCACTAAAAGATACCAAACAAAGGCAGATTGCCATTAATAAACCACATCGCATACCGATACACTCTATTACTAACCAATCATAGCCCACATCATAAAATCGAGATGAGGAGTACAACACCTTTAACAAGAAGGTGCCATCACGATAATATGTCGTGCAATTCATCAAAAAAAAGATCTATATCAAAGAGATAGAGTTATTATCAGTGCTGCAGACATCAGCATTCGAGGCAGCAGAAAAACAGTTAATCTAACGAATTTGTATTTTCTCAGGATGTTGTCAGATTAAAAAAGATAGATTAGCGCAGACACCTTTTGGCGGGTGGTAGGAGGAAAAATGAAGTTGAGTGGGAAGATCCCAGAAAAAATTTTGATTTAACCAAGGCCCTAGTTCAACATGCGAAATACAGATTAGTTGCAGGAGAGTTCTGCTTCACGCTTAGAGCTTCAACAGACGTGCACTATCATTGTTTCTGCATATCGCCACATCATCGCCACTTTACCGCCATTGCACAAAAAAAAAAAAAAAAAAAACCCCCCCGAAGGTGGTTTCACGACACTGCTTATTGCTTTGATTTTATTCTTATCTTTCCCATGGTACCCGGAGCGGGACTTGAACCCGCACAGCGCGAACGCCGAGGGATTTTAAATCCCTTGTGTCTACCGATTCCACCATCCGGGCTCGGGAAGAAAGTGGAGGCGCGTTCCGGAGTCGAACCGGACTAGACGGATTTGCAATCCGCTACATAACCGCTTTGTTAACGCGCCAAATTCTTCAGGCCTTTCAGCCAGACATCCGCTTGACGCCGATGTCTTTTAAACTGGAGCGGGAAACGAGACTCGAACTCGCGACCCCGACCTTGGCAAGGTCGTGCTCTACCAACTGAGCTATTCCCGCATTCATCAAGCAATCAGTTAATCACTTGATTTTATTATCGTCTGGCAATCAGTGCCGCCGTTCGATGCGTTGCATTCTACTTACCTGGCGCGATGAGTCAACGATATTTTTCACCACTTTTGATTGTTTGCTGAAAATTACGCCGAAACGATCACTGTTCAAGCAAATCTGCACGCGCAGCGCTCAAATATTGCAACATTGACCACAGAGTCAGTACCGCAGCCACAAAGAAAAGTGCAATACCGGCGTACTCAACCCAAATGTTCGGACGCCACAGCAGCCAGGCCAACGCCACCATCTGGGCAGTGGTTTTCACTTTCCCAATCCAGGAGACAGCCACGCTACTGCGTTTACCCAACTCCGCCATCCATTCGCGTAGCGCAGAAATAATAATTTCACGGGCGATCATCGTTGCCGCCGGTAAGGTCACCCACCAGCTGTGATAATGCTCGGTTACCAGCACCATGGCGATAGCCACGAGAACTTTATCTGCGACAGGGTCAAGGAAAGCACCAAACCGGGTACTCTGGTTCCAGCGGCGTGCCAGAAAACCATCGAACCAGTCAGTCACCGCCGCGACGCAGAAAATGAGCGCGGCGGCAAACGGCGACCAGGTGACAGGCAGATAAAAGACCAATACAAAGAATGGGATAAGGATGACACGGAACAGTGTAAGCAACGTAGGGATATTAAATTGCAT